TATGCTGTTATTGGAGATGTTGATATTTTTAACGCTTCCGCCGAATGATGTATAATACTGGACTTTAATTCCATTTCCATCCGCCGTCTTAATAACATTGCCGGTTATATTTAAGTCCCTTGACAGAGCAGGGCTATGATGAGCATCATTGGGAGATATGCGGCGATGAAGGTGTTGTTTATAGCTCGCTAGATCCTATTGATGAGCTTTATAAATACCTTGATGAAAATCGCGAGGATTTCGTTTCTCACTGGAATGAAGAAAACCATGTTGATCACATATCCGAATGGTTTGATCCTGAGGATGACGACCATTTGCCTGATGGCTTGAGAAGGGTTTATGTGCAAGAAACTGAAGAGATTGTATCAACTCACTTAACCGAAGCAGGAGCCTATCAATTCATTGCGCGCAAACAGCACGATTACCCCAAGCTCTACACCTATGCAGAAAGCGCTTACTGGTCGCCGCAACTTCGACAATTGCAAGACTGGATCATTTCGCTATCCGCATCCCCAAAGCCATAAGGCCGCAACTGAATTGATATTTGTGCGGCAATTCAATTGCTGATAGAGTGCGGTAAAGTAAAAGTCAGGTGATTTACAATGAGCTTAACAGGCAATTACCACACATGGGAGCGCATAGAAGATGTATCAGCAGCAATAAGGCATGTTTTCAGGGGGAATGCGTTCTTTTTCCGTCACCGCCAGTCATCTATCGGAGCTGGATCAACGTATTACTACGGGTTTACCACGCATCCGGCAAAAGAAACAGCGGTCTATATTAGATCCCTTGATGCTGGAGAAGGCCCAGTAGCGCTAAACATATATCCAGCTGGGACATGGACTGGACAGTCCTCAACGGTTCGCCCTTTCAGTCTGTACTCAGGATTCCCGGATGCAGGCATGGAAATAGATATTCTTGCTACCGGTGTTGGCGGACTAACTCCTTTTAGGGAGATTGACTACGCATTCTCAACAGGAAACAAAACATCCACGGCCGGAATAGCTGGGCTGCCGACAATATTTCCGCCTGCTACGTCATTTTTGCTTGGTGTTGTTAATGGCTCTATTGGTGTAAACCCAGGGGTAGCTATTTCTATAGCATTTGCTGAAATAGACGTGCCTTCTGATGTTTAGGTGTAATTCTGGCGTAAAGTTATTATAAGGTCGCCCAATCAGCGGCCTTTTTTATTGCCTGTAGTATGGTAAAATAACTGAGTTAACACACACTAACACGGTGAAAAATGACTTTTACTGCAAGCAATCAACCAAAGCCAGAAAACCGTAGCGGCGGGCCATCTAGCATTAAGCGCAAGATTATTGAGGCGCTAGGCAGGGCAAATCTAAGCGAAGAGCAGTTCATTGATATGCTGGTTCTCAAGGCGCTTGAAGAGGGTGGGATATACTTACAGGAATTGCTAAAGCGCTACTCTCCAATCACCAAGCAAACATTTGAAACAATAGCAATAACCGATTGGCCAAAAGATGGCACACCAATACAGAAGGCCGAAGTAATACTCAATGCAATGGCTGGTGGAGATATTCCTCCTGATCTTGGCTCCTTGTTCATTGAGTCAATCAGCAAATCTCTTGGGATAGAGGAAATCACAGAGCTGGCGAAACGCCTAGAGGCCTTGGAAGCTATCATTAATGCGAAAGAGGCTAACTGATTTATCAATATCGAATCTTGAGGATAAGGTCGCGCTGATTACCGGTGACCGGCACTCAACTGTATTTGGCATTGTTCACGCTGATGGCAGGCTGTTAAGGTCGATAGAGTTTGTTAATGGCGAATGGGTAGAGACTGACAAAGAGCCGGAGATATACACAGCGGAAAGACTAGAGCCTGCCGTAAAGACTAAAAAGCGCTTCGTTATTATCTATGGTGGGCGCGGGTCAATGAAGTCAGTTGGCGCAGTGGATATCTGCACCGCAGGCGTTATGGACTACGGTGATAAGGTCTACTGTCTGCGTGAGTTCCAGTCGTCTATCGCTGAATCTGTTCACGCATTGATTAAGGAAGAGATCGAAAGGCTTGAGCTCGCTGATTTTGATGTTCTTGATAACACTATACGTTACAAGTTTGGCGGCGGGTTTAAGTACATGGGGCTGGCTCGCAACCCCGCTAGTATCAAGTCTGCGGCTGGGTTTAGGCGATTCCTGATTGAAGAGGCGGCGACACTAAGCAAGGCATCAATAACCAACCTGACGCCAACAGCACGTAACAAGGCAAGGTCTGGATTGCCGGGCAAGCCAAAGGAATCAAAGAAAGACCTGATTAAGGATGTGCAGATGTATTTCATTGCCAACCTTAACTCAAGTGAAGATCCATTCAGCCAGCGCTTCATCATGCCGTTCATTGAGCATTTAGAACGAGATGGATTTTATGAGGATGACCTGCATTTAATCATCAAGATGAATTACACGGACAACCCGTGGTTTATGGATTCCGGCCTTGAAGGTGAAAGGCTATTTGATTTTGAAAACAAACCACGCGCCGTGTATGACCACATATGGCTTGGAGCATTCTTGGATACAGTAGATAACGCAATCATATTGGCCGAGTGGTTTGACGCCTGTGTCGATGCGCATGTAAAGCTTGGCTTCTCTGCTGAAGGGCAGGAGAAGATGGCATTTGACCCTGCCGATACTGGGGACGCAAAGGCACTTGCCTATTCTCACGGGTCGGTTGTGCTTGGGGTAACTGATACCACTGCTGGATTGATCAATGACGCTACCGACTGGGCGATAGGTCACGCCACACGATTGAAGCCTGACGTATTCATATGGGATGTGGGTGGGTCTGGTGGAGGACTTGTTAGGCAGGTTACTGATGGTCTTCACGGCAAGAAGGTTAAGATAGTCCAGTTCAATGGCGCTGAGTCAGCCCAAGATCCAAACGATGAATACGAGCCAATCCTTGGAGAAGGGTTTGCAGATATCGAAGGCAGGCGAACCAATGCGGCAATGTTTGCAAATCTCCGCGCTCAGTGTTATTGGCGATTGCGTGATAGAATGTTCAAGACATACCTAGCTGTCACAAAGAACGTAAAGGTATTCAACAAAGACGAGCTGATTAGCTTCAGCTCTTCCATTGGCAATCTGGTATCGTTAAGGGCTGAGATATGCCGCATCCCGCGCAAAATGAATGTGCCAAGCGGCAGAATACAAATACTCGATAAGCCAACAATGAAGACACTAAAGATCAAGTCTCCCAATATGGCGGATGCGGTAATGATGCTGCAAAGAACCGTTGATATTTACGAGGATGAATATGAAGACCACGAAGATCAGCAGCAATCTAACGGGGAATGGGCATGACAGTTAAAAGTTTGGTCGCCAATATCGACAAGGTAAACATTGCCCATGGCATGGATAAAACCAAGCTGCAAGAGATTGCGCTTGGAGTAATTGAGCGCGCCCAGCAAGACCTAGAGTCAATGAAGGATTGGATGGATTGCGTTGATGAAGGTATTAAGCTTTGCAAGCCAGAGTACAAGGGGAAAGATAATCCTTGGCCGGGTTCTGCTAACTTCAAGTCAACCATATTAACCGAGGCGGCCAATACGTTTGGCAACCGCGCCACCGTTGAACTTATGCGAGACCCAAAGCTTGTTAAGGCGACCATCATAGGTGCTGCCACAATCAAGAATGTGATCGACAAGAAGGCGTCGCAAATATCTGAATGGAAAAGCGACCTTGAAGCAATCACTGCGCAGATAGAGCAGCTATCCCAGCAAGGCGATCCAGAAGCGGAAAACATGGCAGCCGCTGCGCAAGAGATTCAAAAGGAAATTAACAAGAATCTCGCAACAATCAAAGAGAAGAAGAAGGCGCTTCGCCAGAAGGATGAGCGCGCTGACCGCGTATCCGAAACCATGAATTGGCAGATCAATGTCAAGATGAAGGAATGGCGCCAAGACCAAAAGAGAATGCTGTACAAGCTTCCTAATGTCGGGACGCTATTCAAGAAGACCTATTACGATACTGCGCTATGTCGTTCTGTATCTCGCCTTATCAATTACCCTGACTTCATTGTCAACCAAAAAACCACAAGCTTGGATGAGTGCCGCTCATTCACCCATGTTATCCCGTTCAATAAGTCAGAAGTTAATGTACGCATCAAGCAAAAGACTTGGCTGGATGCTGATTTGTACAATGAGAAAGACGGTGGCGATGTAGGTAGTAACGAGCAGGCGCAATCCGAAACAACAGAAACAAATCCCAATAAATTCTATGAGCAATACTGCTGGCTAGACTTGGATGATGACGGAATTGATGAGCCGTACATTGTAACGGTTCATGTGGCCACGCTTAAAGTGGTTCGTATCGTTGCGCGGTTCGATTATGACGGTATCATCGTTAGGGTTGATGACCTAAAGCCTATGTCGTTGATTGATGCTCAGCTTAAGAGAGCCGCACGCATACAGGCAGACGCGAAAGAATACAACCTTACGCCTGAGATACCGGACGCCGAAGATCTGACCGGATTCACAATTGTCCGCATTGACGCGAAGCCAATCCTAACCAAATACGGCCTGATCCCATCCTTTGATGACACATTCCTTGACGTGGGTTACTACTACCTGATTGGCTCTATTGCGATGGGGGTAAATAAAACCACTAATGATCTGTTGAATGCCGGGACTCTGGCAAACCAGCAGGGCGGATTCACCGCTAAAGGCTTTCGCAAAAAGAATGGCTCAGTGTCGATTAAGCAAGGCGAGTTCCAAGCAACTGAGATACCAGCAGATCAGCTGGCAACGTCAATTCTGCCTATGCCATTCAAAGAGCCAAGCGCTACTCTGTTTGCATTGAATGAAAAGCTTGAAGGTAGTGCAAGAGGCTTTGCTGCTAACGTCGATGAGGGCGGGCAATTGCAGGCCAATACCGCACCAACAACAGCCTTGGCAATCGTGCAGGAATCACTTATCCAGCATACCGCGCACATGAGCCTGATCATTGACTCAATGAGCAATGAGTTTGACATTCTCTACCGACTAAACCGCGATCACCTTGATCCTGACGAATACAAAGAAATCGTGGGCGATGATGAGGCGGTATTTAGCGAGGACTTCAACACCGATGGGCTGTCTGTAGCCTGTGGTGCCAATCCTGAAATGTCCAGCCGTATGCAACGCATGATGCTGTCAGAAGCCGAGATGTCACAAGTTCCACTGGTAATTCAGGCTGGCGGAAACCCCGTACCAATCATTAAGAATTACTATAAGCGTATCGGGTCTGATAATTTGGATCAGATATTCCCGAACGAGGCAGAACAATCTCCAGAAGAAAAGGCTCAGATGGATGCTATGCGCCAACAGCAAGACCAAGCCAACCAGATGGCGCAGGCTCAGCTGCAGTACACGCAATTGCAAACCGAGCTATTGAAGCGCGACCAAGACCGGAAAGATCAGGAGTTCATTGTCGATAGCAAGAAGACTCTTGCCGATATCGATCTTACGCTAACCAAAGTAAAAGACACCTTGGCAGCGACAATCCTCAAGCTTGAGCAGGCTGAAACAGAGCAGGTAACCAATAAACTGAATACCTACACCACACACAGCCAAGTTTTAAACGATGCGCAGGCGGCACTAGAAGCAACAGAGGACGGTGTAGATGAATAAGCGAATCAATGAAATAGAGGATGAGCTTAAAAACATGGCTGTTGAGCCTGACGCATACGCACTATGGAAGCAAAACCAAGTTACCCGTAGGCTCATGCTTGAGATAGAATTGGATCTGCTGGAGACTCAGGCGCAGACGGTAATGTCATCAACCATTGAGCAGATAGCAATTAACGAGATTAAGCGCAGCGAGCATGCCGAAACGTTAGAAGCAATTTTAGATTGGAATCCTATAACTGATTCCGAGTAGATTTACCAACCACACCACAGAGGTGATTATGCAAGATGTTAATTTTGGCGACGCTCCATTAAAACCAGAGGGAGGAAGCTATCAAACAGATCCAACAAAGAAACAGAGGGTTGAGCCATTAGGCTTCTACATTCTAGTTGAGATGATCAAGATCGAAGAAAAGAGCGCTGGAGGTATTGTGCTTCAGGCCAAAGATGTGGCTAGAGAGCAGGACGGGTGTGACCTTGGCTACGTCCGTGCAATTGGCAATACCGCCTTTCGTGGATTCCCCGGCTGCAATCCATCGGATTACCCTCCATCACATGAATTCTTCTCGCAAACTCCGGCGCAAATATGGGGAATTAACATTGGCGATAAGGTTGAATATCGTCGCTATGAGGGTAAGTTATCCGGCGTTAAAGATGTGAAGAACATGCGCTACATACCTGATACGCAAATCATTGGCAAAGTAAACGAGGATAGCTCCTATGAGTGATGCAGCAGAAAATATTGAGGATGTATTTGATACCGACAATATTGTCGATGATGTTGTCGATAATGACACTGATAAGACTGAGCTTGATGACAAGCCAGCGCCACGCGGATACATGAGCAAAGAGGCGTGGATAGAGTCCGGCAAGCCCGCCGATGAGTGGGTGAGCGAGGAAGTATTTAAGGAGCGCGGCGAGCGGATAAAGCAAACCTCACGACTTCAGAAAGAGCATGATAACGAGATTAAAAACCTCAAGCTATTGCACCAATTCAATCTGAAGACTCAGCGCGAAGAGCTAATGACTCGGCGCGATAATCTTATTGAAGAGGCTGACAAGGCTGGGGTTAAGGCCATTGATAAGCAGCTGGCAGAGCTGGACAAGCTTGATGACATTGCCAAAGACACTACTGCTCAGTCATCGAAACCGGATGAAGTGGTTGCATGGGAGGCTGCTAACCCGTGGTGCAATGATCCAAAAGATCCGCGCCTTGCATTGGCAAACAGAACCTACATCGCCGCAGTTAATGCTGGCAGTGATGCAGCCGAAGCGCTGGAGCTTGTTGATATCGCTCTGGCCAAGAAGTTCTCTACCAAATCCGGAAACAAAAACCAGATCGCGGAAAGCTCTCGACAATCATCAACCGCAAGAAGTGATAGTGCTGTTGTGACAATGAAGAATCTCACGCGCGATGAGCAAAAGGCGTGGGATTCTGGGTTGTTCGATGACGAAAAAGCGTTTCTTAAGGCTGTAGCCAATGACAGAAAGGGGAATAAGTAATGAGTAATAACAATCAACGCCAGCGCTCTGGTTCGGATATGTCGGCATCTTCTGCTTCTGTGGATGCGTCTCTGAGCACATTAAGCCGTGAAGATGTAGCCCATGGTGAAGGTCGTATAGCCCGCGTGCCAATGAATACTGGCGACTTCAATCTGCAATATCCTGCGCACTTGATGAAGTCAAACAAAAAGTATCACTGGTTCGCCGATGATGGCAAAGGCCGTATTGAGCAAGCTAAGGCCGCATGGTGGGATCACGTTGCTGATGAGCAAGGTGTTAACGTTTCCGCCGCTTCTGGAGCACGCAGAATGTACCTTATGTGTATAGACAAAATCTATTACGATGAGGACGAAGCGTTGCGAGAGAAGAATTATCGTGCTAGCATTGGTGAAACAGAGGATGCAACGCTTGCGGGTGTTGACTCTTACGTGCCGAGCGGCAACGACAACAAGATTCGGGTTAATAGCGACCCGTTCGCATAACATTTACCAGTTCAGGCGGCAGACCATGCCGGAATTTGAACGGAGAGATTCAACTATTCTTCATTCACTATTCTTAGGAGGTCTGCCATGCCCGGTGGATTCAAATTCGTAGGCTCTCTCGGCGATGGCCCAGATGGCAAGCTTAAAAAATTCGACGTAGCTGCAGCACATGCAACTCGCCTTTCAATTGGCGATGCTGTTGCTGTTACCGGCACATCAACCGCATTAACTGGTGTTGCTCAAGCTGACGCTGGTGTTGCTGGATCTGCTGTTACCGGCGTCATCTCTGGCATTACGCCAAACTTCGGAACTGAAAACCTTACTGACACTGGCTTAGCTGCTGGCACTGCTGGCTCTATTCTTGTGCGCGTTCATCCGCAAGATTTGTATGAGGTTGATGTAAGTGGTGGCCCATTGGTTGCTGCTGACGTAGGTCTTAACATTGATCTTGTTGCAACTGCCGCTTCATTGTCTGGCGGTCTGACAATCTCAAACATGACTGTAGGCGCTGCGAGTAAGGCTGTAACCGCAACTCTACCATTCAAAATCGCTGCTTTGCTTACTGATTCTGCCGGTGTATTAGGCAATCGTGCGCAGGTTAAAGTCAACGCATCTACTAACAATCCTGGCGCGGCGGGGATCTAATCATGAGTAGCACTATTACTACCGGCTCAATCCCCCGCTTACTTCAGGAAGGGGTTAAAACTGTATTTGGCAATTCGTATAAGTCTTACGAGCCTATTTACACTCAAATCTACAGCACTGACACTTCAAAGAAAGCATATGAAGTTGATGTGCAAATGGAAGGCATGGGCTTAGTTACCGAGAAGTCAGAAGGCGATGACATTTCCTTCGACACTCGCCGCCAAGGCTTTGCTCCAAAGTATGTGCATGTTCCTTATGCCAAGGGCTTTATCGTTACTCGTGAGGCTTTGGACGATGAGCTTTATGGTCAGCTGAAGTCTGGCGCTAAGTCATTGGCTCGCACCTTCGCGGTATCAAAAGAAGTGCGGACTCATGTGTTGTTGAACACTGCGTTCTCCACAACTTCTGCGATTACCGGCGGTGACGGCCTGTCAATGATCAACACTGCGCACATCAATGGCCCAAGTGGTGGGACTTATTCAAACCGTTTGGCTATCGATGCAGATTTCAGTGAGGCCTCTTTGGAGGATATGCTGAAGTTGGTAATGCGCGCTAAAGATCCTCGCGGCCTTGTCATTAAGCTGCGGGCGGTTAAGCTGATTGGCCATACTGATTTGACCTTTGAGTTCCATCGCGTAATGAAGTCTGCACAGCAAAACGATACCGCTAACAATGCGACAAATGCCGTTAAGGATTTGAGTTCTGTTTCCGGTGGTTTCGTTAACTCACCGTTCCTTGATGCGAACACTCGCGCATGGTTCCTGAAGACTGATGCTGATGATGGCTTGAAGTTCTATCAGCGTAATGCACTTGAATTTGATCAGGACACGTCATTCACCAATGGCAATGTCCGCTTCAAAGGCTATGAGCGTTATTCTACTGGTTATAGCGATCCTCGCGGCCTGTACGGTACATCTGGCGCTTAATAATTAGGGGGAGAAATCCCCCTTTTTCCTTTTATCCTAAGTCATAGGTAGGAATTTAA